AGATGACATGGTGATTCGTGAGATGGGTTGGAACGACAGGATGTCCAGACCATTTGTGGCATTTGATGATGTGTTTGCTGTCACAGCAAGAACATCACATAACTACGAGTTCAATCCCAACTCCAAACATCTTGGAATGAAACAGGATTTGGATAACTGTTGGTGTGACATCGTAGAACCCTGTGATATGGCTGACAGAAACAACATCTCCAGGAATGTGTTTGCTGTGAGAGGGACTGTGAATCGCGGACCTCTGATGATCAATCACGCTGACTTGAAGAAGCTAAATTATTTTGACGAAGCATTCTCACCTCAGGACATGGATGATCATGATCTCATGTTCAGAATGAGAAAGAAATTAAAGAAGGTTTGTGGTTGTTACTGGATTGACTTTGTGTCTGATCCCAACTGGGGCGGAACAAGAAAGGAAACAGGAGAACCAGCACCATGGTTGTACAAAACACAACACAAGAATAGTAAGATCTTCTACAAGAGGAATAAGAATTACTTAGAGAAGTACCGTATCATTGAAAATAGGGAGTTACCAGATGAGAGTTAGTCATGAGAGGTGGTTAGCGGCTCAGGACGCTGAGTTTAGAGAATATAGAGATCACAGCGTCGAATCCGCTGAAGATCGATTTATGAAAACCTTTAAGATTCTTGGCGTGAATCCCAAAGAAGATTTTAAAGATAAGGTGATTGTTGAGGTTGCTGCTGGTTCTGTTCCTGCTCTAACCTTTGTTGAGGCAAAGAGAAAGATTGCCATTGAACCTCTCATGGAGAAATGGGTGGAACAAAGAAAGGCAGCAGAGGCCGCAGGTATTGAAGTAGTCTGTGAAGCTTATGAATACTTGGACATTGAATTGGATATTGATGAGACCTGGTTCTTCAATTGTATCGAGCATGTGATTGATCCAGTGGAGCAACTTCAGACAGCAATGAAAACCTCTAAGGTGGTTCGTTTGTTTGAGGCAACCAATGGCCTTCCCCCTTCAACGGCACACCCACACACAATTACAAAGGATCTAATCACAGAAGTGATGGGTGATTTCGGAAAGATTTACAAAGGTGGAAGTCGTTATAAGAAGAACTTCCACCAATCAGATTGTTACTATGGAACATGGGTAAGAGATGACGTATAGTAAAAGATTTAGTAGTAAGTTCTTTGCCAAACTTCTTCAACCAGGATCCCCCAACAATCCAGTGAGAGATAGGGCAACTTCACTGGAAATTGTGTTTGAGAATCTGGATCAGAAGAGAGTGAAGGACTTCTTTATTGTTGAAACAGGATGCATGAGGGCAGATCATGGAAAACTAGCTTTTGGAGATGATGGTGCGAGCACTTACATTCTCGATGATTTTGTCAATTACTATGATGGGAATGTTGTTTCGGTGGACATCAATCCGGATAACTGCAGACATGCCAACAACATGACATCAGACAGAACAGAGGTTTATTGTTCTGACTCTGTGAAATTCCTTTACAACCTTTCTGAGAGAAGAAAGATTGACCTTCTTTATCTGGATTCCTTTGATTTTGATCCCAACAATCCCATTCCTTCTCAGAGACATCACCTCAAAGAGTTATGTGCAGCAATGACTAAACTCAGACAGGGAACTTTGATTTTGGTGGATGACAACGCCAACACACCTGAGTTTGAATGGTTCACCAAAGTTGCTCAGGGAGGGAAGGCAGCATTCATTAAGGACTTTATGAGATCCATTGGAAGGGAACCTCTTTATGATGGTTATCAAATTCTCTGGAGATTATGAACCTAACTCTCAGAACAGATGGAGATGAATGCCTCAGGAGAAGATCTGTTGAGGTGTTTCCTTCCATTGATAGTTACATTATTGACTTAGTTGAGTCAATGAAATCCATCATGATTGACAATGGAGGAGTGGGTCTTGCTGCTCCTCAGGTTGGTCATAATGTGAGAGTGATTTTGATTCTGATTGATGATAAGGTTCAGGAGATGATTAACCCAGAAGTGAAGTGGGAATCTCCAGAGAAGGTGATTGATGAAGAGGGGTGTCTGAGCATTCCTGGTCATTACATTGATGTTGAAAGATCAAAGGAGATCAAACTAAAGTTTCAAACATTGAATGGGAAGTTCAAGAAATGGAAACTCAGTGGTTTGGAGGCGAGAGTTGTCCTTCATGAGATTGATCATTTAGATGGAGTGTTGATGACGGATTATGAGTGATGTAATTCTTGGAGCATGGCATGGTGGCTTGGGCGATCAACTGCAGTTCTCCACATTGCCTGAAGAGTTTTATAAACAACAGGGAAGAGAAACTTATCTGATGGATGGTGCCACCTTCAGAAACAAAGAGATTTATGATTTGGTTTGGGGATGTAATCCTTATGTGAAGGGTGTGAAGGAGGGAGAAAGAAATGCTGGTGACCTCCCTGAGATGGATGTGTCTGAGTGTAAGACAGGAAACTGGATTAGCAACTGGGAATTGTTACATGGATTGACTCCAACCAACATCCGTCCTAAAATTTATTATCAACCAAAGAAAATGGAGGAGTTTTATGGATCCATCCTTGTGGACCTTTCTAGCATTACTATTAATCATGACAATCATGGCTATGGCTACGACCTGAATGAGGTCGATAAGGTTTATAATAAACTGAGAGAGAAGTTCAATGATAAGAAATTCATTGGAATCCGATTCAAAGATGTTGATTCGCATGTCCACAATCCTGAGGTGGATGACACAATCCTTATTGATGACATCTTTCATTATTGTGACCTGATGAATTCTGCTTATGGTGTCTGTTGTTTTTACAGCGGATCCATGGCGCTGGCAGCAGCGATGCAGAGATGTAACGAAGAGTTAAAGATTCTATGCATCACACCACCTTCCGTTTATTATAGTGAGAGAACCCAGAAACAAGGGATCTTTTACTTTGATTATGTTGATTACATCGTAACTGAATGAATTTTCTAATCTCCCTCCTCATCGCCACAACACCACTGGTGCCTCCTTCGATTGGAGGTCCTGTGCCATCACATCCTCCGATTCCCTCTAATGAGATTAAGCTGACAGAGATAGAAGTTTATCTGAATAATGTTATTAATTCTAGAGAAAGATCACCAATTGAGGAAATCTTAGAAGACTTCGGATCAAGTTGTGACAGTTTTTATGGGTGCGGTCTCCATTATCCTGGAATTAAATGGTAAAAAGAATTTTAGTCACAGGTGCCAACAGTGGTCTTGGTAAATCCTTGATAACTCAGGGAACAATGCGAGGTCACTTTATGGTGCCCCATTACAGAAAAAACTCATCAATTTATGAAAACTTAGAAGGGGACATCAGGGGATTTAGATTCCTTGACAAACTGCAAGACACTCTTCACAAACACAACATTACTGTGTTCATCAATAATGCTGCTGTTTACCTCAGTGGTTCCATTGTTGACATGGCGGATTGTGAGATTGATGAGGTGATTGAAACCAATCTAATCGCACAGATCAAGATGTTGAAGAGAGTTTATAAGGTTTTCAGAGACAAAGGTAAAGGAAAGATTATCAACATCAATTCTCTTGCTGGGAAGTTTCCCTCAGCAAAGGAGAGTCTTTATTGTGCGTCTAAGGCTGGCTTAGATGCATTCTCCAAGTCACTTCAATTGGAAGCGATTGGAACAGGAGTGGAGATTGTGGATGTTTATCCAGGTGCCATGAGAACAAAGATGACAGGACACAGAGGAGACCAAGAGACAATGATGTCACCAAAAGAGGTGGCGATGGGTGTTCTTGACACGCTGGATAATTCAACTTATTATGTTAATGAATTGGTTCTGAGGAAGAGGAATGAAAGGCGCTTTACTAACTAAACTGAACGCTCCTCTGGAGATCCGCGAACTGGAACTTACACCATTGAAAATTGGTCAAGTTCTGGTAAAGGTTCTCACCAGTGGGATTTGTGGTGCTCAGTTGCATGAGATAAAAGGACATAAGGGAAACGCGAAGTTTCTCCCACACCTGATGGGACATGAGGGATGTGGCATTGTGGAAGAAGTTGGACCTGGTGTGACCACAGTGAAACCAGGAGACAAGGTGGTGATGCATTGGAGGGTTGGGAGTGGCATTGAGTCTGCTTTCCCCAATTACATTTTGGATGGAAAGACCATCAGCAGTGGAAAGGTCACCACACTGCAAGAGATGTCCATTGTGAGTGAGAACAGACTGACTGTTATTCCACAAAACACTCCCACTGTTCTGGCAGCAATGCTGGGTTGTTCAATGACAACAGCACTGGGCATTATTGATAATGAGTGTGATCTAAAGTTTGGCGAGAGAGTTGCAGTTATTGGCTGTGGTGGAGTGGGTCTAAACCTCATTCAGGGTGCCTTTCTAAGGGGTGCTGCTGAGGTTGTGGGTGTGGACATCAACGATAAAATGCACGCACTCTCTTGTCTGGTGGGTGCTGACAGGTTTGTTTCTTCCATTCGTGATGTGATGGAGACTTATGATGTCATCATCGACACCACTGGACATCCAGAGGTTATTGGACAGGCTTTCAGGAAACTGGCACCCAGTGGTCGTCTTATTTTGGTGGGACAACCTCGTCCTGGAATGTCTCTTTACATTCCTAATGCTCTGTCGATGTTTGATGGAGAAGGCAAGGTGGTTCGTGCCACACAAGGAGGAAGAACTAACCCCACAAAAGACATCCCTCGTTACATTGACTTGGCGATGAAAGGTGTGTTAGAATTTGAAGAATTACACACTGACACTTTCTCTTTAGAAGAGATCAATCAGGCTTTTGATTATCTAAAGTCTGGAAACGCTGGAAGAATTATGGTAAAGATAAACTAATGTTTTTAGACGAAAGATCAAAACAACTCAGGCGAGACGCCATTGACCTAAGTCTCGCCAATGGTGGTTATCATTATGGTGGAACCTTCAGCACTGCTGAGATTCTAAAGCACCTGTTTGATGACATCATGGGAGAGAAAGACAGATTTATTCTCTCCAAAGGTCATGGGTGTTGGATTTATTATGTTCTCCTTCGTGAGCAAGGATTTGATCCTGTTCTGGAAGGACATCCTGAGTTTGATCCTCACAATGGGATCTTCTGCACTGCTGGAAGCATGGGCCATGGGTTACCCACGGCTCTTGGTCAAGCACAGGCACGGAAATTGAAGGGTCAGGAAGGAAAGGTGTTTGTTCTCATTGGAGATGGTGAAGCACAGGAAGGAACCACATGGGAATCCATTTTGATTGGTGGTCATCTGAGGTTGGATAATCTTGTGGTTATCATGGACTCCAATAACATTCAAGGTTCTGGTTATGTGAATGACATCATGCCAGTGAAAACCCCTCTCATGGGTGCTGCTAATCTGGCAGGGTGGAGTGTTGTTGAACTTTATGGACATGATGAATCTCTAACCGAGGTTGATTTTGACAAACAGAAAAGACCCATGCTTATTGTTGCCAACACCGTAAAAGGTGCTGGTGTTTCCTTTATGGAGAACAAGCCCAAGTGGCATTCTAACTGGTTAGGTGGTGAAGAACTGAAACAAGCAAGGGAGGAACTGAAGTGAGAAAGGCATTCGGGGAGACCCTGATGAAATTGGCAGATAAGGATGACAAGATTGTCCTTCTGACTGGAGATGTGGAACAAGAGATGGTTCCTTTCAAGGAAAAGTTTCCTGACAGGTTCTTCAATCTGGGTTTGACAGAACAAACCATTACAGGAATGGCGGCTGGAATGGCCATTGAGGGGCTGAGGCCCATTGTTTATTCCATCACTCCATTTGTGTTAGAGAGACCTTATGAACAGGTAAAGATTGACATTGATCAACAGAACCTTCCAGTGATGTTGATTGGTTATTCTGATTACCCCACACATGGTCCGACACACAGACCCCTGAACCCAGAGAGATTGGTAAGAGTGTTTAAGAACATTCATTCTTTCTTTCCACATGACAGTGGGGCAGCAACAAAATCAATGTTGGATGCTTATTTAATGAAGGTTCCGTCAATGATTTTCCTCCACAAAGACGGTTTGCCTTTTATCTAATGTTAGATTCAATCAAGATTTACGACACCGAACACACTAAAGAAAGAGTCGGAAGTAAGAAGGATGGTGGTTATGTTGTCCTGAATGAGATCTCCAAAGACACACAAGTTCTTTTGTCTTATGGTGTGGAGGACAACACCAGTTTTGAGAATGATTTCACTCACAAGTTTGGGTGTGTTGCTCATCTGTTTGATCACACCATTGATGGATTAGATCCTAATTCTGACAGCAAGAGATTTACATTCCATAAGGAAGGCATCTCTCATGTGAAGACAAAGGATTGTGACACTCTGATGACACACCTCTCAAAGTTTGGCAACAGAGACCATGTAACACTCAAGATGGATGTGGAGTGGTGCGAATGGGCTGTGTTTGAAACCTTTCCTGAGGATTATCTTGACTTCTTTGATCAGATTCTCTGTGAGTTTCATCTAATTCCAATGGATTATAAGGGCGGTCATTCTCCTTACTTCACAAAGTTTCATTCCAGAGTTTATGATGAGATTAATAATTTACTCATGAAACGTTATGCTGGAGTGATGCATAAACTCCAGAGACATTTTTATGTGTTTCATGCCCATTGTAATAATTCTTTGCCATGTAATGTGGTGAATGGTGCTGATGTTCCACCTCTTCTGGAATTGAGTTTGGTTCGCAAGGACCTTGTAAAGAATCCTAAACTCGCCACTGGACCTTGGCCCGATCCTGTGTTAGACTATCCAAATAAAGGGGATAGACCCGACATTACACACCTCCATTGGAACCAATGACCAAGAACATCCTTGTTATCGGAGACAGCTGTCGCGACCAGTACACTTATTGTCACGCCGACCGATTGGCGCCAGATAAACCAGTGCCTGTTCTTGAGGTTCATGGGTTGGATATGGTGCCGGGAATGGCGAAGAACGTGTTCAATAACCTTCAAAGGTTGAAACCAGGTAACAAGATTATTACCAATTCCAACTGGAAGGAGATTGTAAAGAATCGTTATGTGGATGAGAAGAGCAACCACATGTTCTTCCGTGTGGATAGTTCTGAATCTCCAGAACCAATCAATCTAAATTCTGTTCTGGAGATTATTACTGAATATAACTATGTGATAATCTCTGATTATGATAAAGGTTTTCTCTCTGAAGAAGACATTTCAATCATTTGTGCTTCACATCCTAATGTCTTTCTAGATACCAAGAAGGTTCTTGGGGACTGGGCTCTTGATGCTCGTTACATTAAGATCAACCAACATGAAGCAGACAGGAGTCGTCAGTGGATTCAGAGTGTCGATCGTGACATCATTGAAACCAGAGGAGCAGCGGGTGCTGTTTATAAGAACCGAATTTATCCAGTGAAGAAGAAGGTGGATGTTCTCGATGTGTCGGGTGCGGGTGATGCCTTTCTTGCTGGATTGGTAATGAAGTTTGCGGAGGAGAAGAACATTCACTCTGCCATAAACTTCGCCAATCGATGTGCTTCCTCCGTGGTTCAGCATCGTGGAACAACATTAATTGACTTATGAATATTCTCCTTACGGGATCAGACGGATTTATCGGAAGAAACTTCACCAAAACACTCTCGGCCATGGGACACACTCTTGTGTGTGTGGAGAAGGATGAGTGTTGGGAGTTCATGGATAACTTTAGAGATTGGCCTGATGTTGATTTGGTTCTTCATCAGGGAGCAATCTCTAACACAACAGAGAGAAACATTCGCAAACTCTTTGATAATAATGTTGACTTCACGCTCAGTCTGTTTGAGACTGCAATGAAGTTTTCAATTCCTGTAAAGTTTGCATCCTCTGCGAGTGTTTATGGGAACCTTATGACTGAGGTAAATCCTCTTAACCATTATGCCATGTCTAAACTTATGGTGGACATGTGGATTGAGGATAACAAGAATAACTTTCCTCTCATTCAATCCTTTAGGTACTTCAATGTGTATGGGGAAGGTGAGGAGTTCAAGGTCACACAAGGACAGGCATCTCCCATCTCCACCTTTGTGGATCAGGTAAGAAGAACAGGAACAGTTACATTGTTTGAGGGTTCTGAGAACTTCCACAGAGATTTTGTATGTGTTCGTGATGTGGTATCCTTAGTGTTGAATAACGATAAGGGCTCTGGTGTCTGGGACTTGGGAACAGGGAAACCAATTTCTTTCCAGACAGTTGGAGACTTGATATCATCCAAATATAATGCTAAGATAAGGGTAGTAAAGTTTCCAGAACATCTGAGAGATAAGTATCAGATTTACACCAAAGCAAAGCCACATTTCCCAAATTACAACTTCATCACAGTGGAAGATTATGTCGAAAATTGTTTGGACTAATATGTTATAATGTGGAGATGAATTATGTCTAAATTAGTATTTTTGTCAGGTGTGTTCGATCTCGTTCATCCAGGACACATAGAGCTACTAAAAGTATCAAAATCTCTCACAATGGGAGGACAATTAGTGGTTGGTTTGGATTATGATGAGAAGGTAAGGAAAGACAAAGGTGTTGAGCGACCAATAAATACTTGGCAAGACAGGAAAGTTCTTTTGGAATCCATCAGATATGTGGATGTTGTTGTTGGATTTGGAACAAAAGAGGGACTGGAAAATCTTATAGAATTCTACAAACCAGACATTCTTATAGACGGAGGCGACTGGAGGGAACATGAGGGAGTTGGTAGATCTTTTGCGAAGGAAGTTAGATTCTTTGATCGGATCGGCGGATATTCCTCCACAGGAATCATTGAAAAGATTGGGAGGATATATGACAAATTTGGGAGCGTCTGATCCTGTTGTTTGGGTCCCTAAGGGATGGGGTGGTGAGACGATTGTAGTTAATTCTAATGAGTATTGTGGTAAGATACTTCACTTTGTAAAGGGACATCGATGCTCATGGCATTACCACGAGATTAAAGATGAAACTTTTTATGTGTATAAGGGTGCCATTGAATTGACTTACGGTGAAACAGATGACATCACAGATGCAACAACAGTTGTGTTGGCTGAGGGTGATAAGTTTCACATCACTAGAGGACTGAGGCATCAGATGTATGCCCTGTTGAACACTGAGTTGTTAGAGTTCAGTACTCGTCATTATGATGAAGATAGTCACCGGGTGGAGAAAGGAGATTGATTATTGCATCATGCCCGTTGAGGGTTTCATTATTTGGTGGTTCGACTGATAATCCGTTATTTGTTGAAACTTATGGTCATGGATCTGTAATCTCATTTACATGTAGTCTTAGAACCTACGTTACCATTAGTCAAGATAAGATTGGAAGAAATCACAATCACAAGTACATCATTAACTATTCTCGCCGTGAAGAAGTTTCTTCTATAGATGAGATTGACAATGAGGTAGTGAGAGTTGTTCTTCAACATTTTGACATGCCACCAGTTCATGTCACACTCACCAGCGATGCGTTTTCACAAGGGAGTGGATTGGCATCATCCTCTTCCTATCTGATTAGCCTCATCAAGGCATGTCTAATCTTCAAAGGAAAGGCGATGACTGATGTGGAGATTTGTCGCCTTGCTTATGGGTTGGAGTTGCAGTTTAACCCCTACTGTGGATATCAGGATCCATTTGGATGTGGTGTGGGTGGATTCAAGAAGATTGATTTTTATGGAATCAATAAGATCACTTATGAGTTTCTTTCCACTGAATTATTTTATGAGTTTGACACTCATTTAATTTTCACTGGAATCACAAGAAACTCCAAGACAATTCTGAAGAAGGTGAGTGGCAATCTGGAGAAGGTGAAACCACTTCTAAAGAATGTGGATCATGCTTATGACGCTTTGAGTGGGCGTGACTTCAGAGGTGTGATGAATGAGATGAATAAGTCCTGGAAACAGAAGAAGAAAACAAGTTCATCCATTACAGAGAACCCAGTTATTCAAGAGATGGATAAAGAACTCTCACAGAATAAGACAGTTCTTTCTCATAAGTTATGTGGAGCAGGGAATGGAGGCTTCTTTCTCACCTTCTCCAAACAAGGAACCTTGAATGTTCCTTATGATTGTGTTAGTATTGATGTAACAGCGTCTGGAGTTTATGGCAAATCCGTTTAGACCTTACATAAGAGCATTGGAATCTGCTCATATGGAGGAGGAGTTCCTGAAGTTCAAAGGGGCATTTGATAATCACAAGAGAATTATTGTTCTGGGTAATGGAGGAAGCAATGCTGTGGCTTCTCACATCTCTCAAGATTACATGAAGTTTCATAATAAGAAAGTTTCCCTGTTCTCAGATCCATCCATGCTTACCATGATGGCAAATGATTATGGTTATGAGAATGCCTACAGAAAGTTTCTTGAGTATCATGCAGAACCTGATACCCTGGTAGTTCTCATTAGTTCCAGTGGTGAATCTGAGAACATCATTGCGTGTCAGAAGTTCTGTGATGATAATGAGATTTCCTATGGTGTTCTGACTGGGTTCAGTTCTGAGAACAGATTGAGAACCAGATCAAAGAAAGCACTCTTCAATTACTACATTGACAGTGAGTCATATGGTGTGGTAGAATGTGTTCATCAAGTGTTTCTTCATGGGGTTATATGAGATATTGTTTTGATTTGGATGGAACCATCTGTAAGACCCCATTGAATGAGAATGGAAAACCTGATTATTTAAAGTCTGTTCCCATTCCCATCGTGGTGAACCAACTCAAAAAGCTTCGCGAAGAAGGCCATTACATTATTATTCAGACTGCCAGAGGAAGATCTTCTGGAATTGATTGGACAGAATGGACTGAACAACAACTGGAAAAGTGGAAAGTTCCTTATGATGATCTGGAACCAATGTTCCATAAACCCAATGCTGATTTTTTTATTGATGATAAGGGAGTGGATGTTTCAGATTGGTTGAAGTTGAGACCACTGAAGAAAGGGATTGTCGCTGGTGCTTTTGATTTGATTCATCCTGGTTATATTAGGATGTTTAACCATGCAAAGCAATATTGTAATTACTTAGTGGTGGCACTTCATGAAAACCCAACATCTGAAAGGAGTTGGAAGATGTCACCAGTTCAATCGGTTGAGGATAGAGTTGAGATTCTTCTTGCTTTATCTGATGTGGATGAGGTCCTTGTTTATAAAGAGGAAAATCAGTTCCTTGATCATCTTGCCAGTGGTGAATATGAAATAAGATTTCTAGGAGAGGATTATTCAGATGGAAGTTACACTGGCAAGGAGATTGGAGTTCCCATTGTTTGGGTTCCAAGAAACCACGGGTACTCAACCACAAAATTGAAAGGTAGAATCTATCAACAATATGGAGAGCTTGGAACATGAAGTGTCTTGTAACCGGTGCTGCGGGTTTTATTGGATCCAATCTGGTTGATTACCTGATTGATAAAAACGCAATGGTCGTTGCTGTTGATAACATGTCTGCCAATAATGAAAAGTTTTATTGGAATGAGTCGGGAACTACAAAGGTAGTAGACATTACAGACTATGAAAGAATGCGTCCTCTGTTCGATGGTGTGGACTATGTGTTTCACCTGGCAGCAGAGAGCCGTCTTCAACCTGCCATTGAGAATCCCATCAATGCTGTGAAACAGAACAGCCTGGGAACCACTGTGGTTCTTCAGTGTGCCAGAGAGGCGGGTGTGAAGAGAGTGATTTATTCCTCCACTTCATCCTGTTATGGTGGCAACCCTTGGCCAAATCATGAAGAACAGCCTAATGATTGCCTGAACCCTTACTCTGCATCTAAATTGTCTGGTGAGATCTTCTGTAAAATGTACTGGGACCTTTATGGTTTGGAGACAGTGTCTCTAAGGTACTTCAATGTGTTTGGAGAAAGGTCTCCAAAGAAAGGACAATATGCTCCAGTCATCGGTATCTTCCAACGACAGAAGAAGGAAGGACAGGATCTAACCATTGTTGGGGATGGTTCTCAACGGAGAGACTTTGTTCATGTTAAGGACGTTGCCAGAGCCAATTATCTATCAGCCATCATGCCACTACTGGGACATGAAGGTGAAGTGTTTAATGTTGGAAGTGGAAAGAACTATTCCATCAAGGAACTGGCTGATGCCATTTCAAGTCATCATACTCATCTGCCAGAAAGAAAAGGGGAAGCAGAAACAACTCTGGCAAAGATAGATAAAATGAATGAAGTTATTGGATGGAAACCTGAAATTGATGTGATGGAGTGGATTAATGGACAGAGATAAGAACAAGTCAGCACACAAACTGAAAGGAATTGGACCCATCTACTGTATCAACCTGGACGATCAACCAGAGAGATGGGAGTGGATGGAAGACCAGTTTAAGTACTGGGAGATTGAGAATTACACTCGCGTCTCTGCTTATGATGGCAGAGATGATGACCTGAGTGACATTCTCAAGGGACGTTATCCAGACATGATGTCATCTGGTGAGATTGGATGTGTTACCTCACACCTTAAGGCAATCAAGCAATTTTATGATAGTGGTGAACCTTATGCCATAATGATGGAAGATGATTGTAACCTAGATGTTGTGAGGTTCTGGAACTTCACATGGAGAGATTTCTACTCTAAGATTCCTTATGATTGGGATGTGGTTCAAGTCGCAGTGATTGCCACTGGGGATGTTCATATTCGAATTCATAAGAGGTTTGTGAATGAGTTCTCCACCGCTTGTTATCTTATCACTCGACACCACGCAGAGAAGATGATTCGTCTTCATTGTCGTGGGGATAAGTACAAACTGGATAATGGAGTGAGACCGCGCCCAGTAGCGGATGATCTTCTCTACAACTCAGGTAATACTTATTCCATACCTCTTCTGCTTTATAAGCTAGAATTGGGATCCTCCATTCACCCAGAACACATTGAGGTGTTTCATAAAGGAAATTATGAGGCACAACTTAACTACTGGATGAATATGGGAGCACAAAAAGGAATCGATGAACTTATGAATTTCGATCCTTATTTGGGACGTGTGGTTGAATCATCACAAACCCCACCACCAGAGACCTATTCCTAAATAATCTCTGTTACTTAACTTAACACAAGATGGAACATTTCTTCGCAGGGTTTATGGTTGCGACTTTTTCTATCTATGTTTTTCGATTATCTGCGGATAAATAACCCCCTAATAAAGAGCTTAATATGGATAAAGAAACATCAGACCTCTCTCTTTCAAGAAAGGAATGTCCTAGATGTAAGGCAATTTGGATCAATGACAAACACATTTGGTCTGGAACTGGTTGTCAAGGTGATGAACAGGTCTTACATAATTTGGTTTGTAATCAAATAAATGATCCTCAGTGTATCAATCCTGCTTACAAAAAAGGAGAGGTGTATGAGAATAAGGACTCTTGGGAAAAGAGAAGAAAATTTATTGACAGACAGGAGTTTTGATCATGGCCACAGGTAGACTTGATAAAGTTCAAATGCTTTCCAAACTTTATGATCTTAAGAATGAATTACATGATGAAAAAACTATGGTAGAACATAAAGGTCTCGCCAACAAATATTTGGACAAAGTGTTAGACTATCTGAAAGAGTTTAGACAATAATGATTGAAATTATTGCTCCTTTATTTCTTATGTCTCAATTGAGAATTATAACAAATCGAGAAGCTTGTATCTACGAACCCGATCTTCTCGGGGAATTTGTAAAAGATAATGGAGCAGTGTCTCTTTGTGTTGGTAATATTTACAGACACGGTTATACTAGAACTGACATTCTGAATTGTATTCTTTACTATGAACGTGACATTAATTGCTTGCCTGGCACCTCTTGTGATATTGGTGATTGCCCTAAAGTTTCTCCTTCTTTTTGAGGAGAGCGGTAGGGAGATTAAACATGTTCATGAGGAGTCATTGAAACCTCACACCTATCAGACTGGAGTGTATGACGACAAAGACAAGGAAGAAGAGGAGGATGAAGATTGGATATGAAAATGCTTAACATAAGAATTCTAGAAGTAAAATTAGCAGAGATCATTGAATCCTGGTACACAGAAAGAGGAAGAAGTGTACCGGATTGGAAACAAAAGAGAAACGATCAATGGTTCAAGGATTATTGTGAAGATTTGGAGGACGATGAGCACTTCTAAAAAGACTTACGAGGAAGAAGATTGGGAAAAAGTACATGGCCCCGATTGCGATGGGGCCAGGTCAATGGTCGAGAGAGGTCGTCGTCAATATCTAGAGAAGATGTATAAAGAATCACCAGACATTCCAGAATATGGCAAAAAAGAGTAATGGGATTTCAATCCCCAAAGAAATACTTTATCCTCTCATTGTGGGAGTTTGTGTTGGAATCGAAATAATGTGAGGAAGTGTTACTACAAACATGGCAAAGAGTAGTACCTTCTTCATAATAGTATCTGTATAGTAAAATTATTTATTTTCATGGAAACACTTATCGAGATTCCTGCAAAGGAAGTTTATTTGGCCTCACTTGTATTCTTTGGACTTGCTGCGTTATGTGCCGGTGGGGTTTTCTGGTATTATCTTGGGGGACGGATCAGTGTCTTTTTTGATGAGAAGAAAAATAAATAGTTTATAAGTTTCTCTCGAATACAATGGACATTAAAGAAGGTTGTGAAAGTCTTCGTTTAGAATGTGCAATGAGAGAGTTGGGGTTTATTGATTGGAAGGGAACCGTCATTGGTCGAGCAGGAGGATATTTTGTGAAACCAATTGGATGGTATCCCTTCTCCGAACTTTCAGACGCCCTCTGTGGGTTTCTAATCGCAAAACCAAAAGAAATGGTTTACATGCAAGATGAACTCTTATTTGAAATGAATCCAAGAATGGAATCGGCGAAGAAAGCAATTGATTATGCCATTAGGATTTCTCAGAGTGGAAATTATTAAAAGAGTATGATATAATATTATCAAAACATAAAGGAGGAATATGTCAGGGGGAATGCACAAACGACTTAAGAGTGCAGGGTGCTTTCAAAATGAAGACGGTAACTTTATTTGTGAGGTAGAGAATCGTCCTAAGAAGGTTGCAATCTTTGGATCAGCAAGAACCAATCCAGATTCTGGACTTTATAAGTCTGTCGAGAGGATGTCAAAGGAACTTGCACAAGATGGATGGGTCATTGTGACTGGTGGGGGCCCCGGCAGTATGGAAGCAGCCAATAAGGGCGCTTATGGTGTGTGTGGCGAAGATCATGAGTGTTCCATTGCTCATGCAATCTACTTACCTTTTGAAGAAGCCATCAATCGATATGTTCAATCACACACCAAGCACGATGAGTTCTTCTCAAGACTCGAAACTTTCTCTCAGTGTGATGCTTTTGTTGTTAGTCCTGGTGGCATCGGAACTCTTCTGGAAATGGCACTCATCTACCAACTCATTCAAGTTAATCACTTGGATAAGAAGCCAGTTATCTGTGTTGGAAGAATGTGGAGAACCCTAAGAGATTGGTTAGAGAATGAGATGTTGGATTCAGAGTTTCTCACTTATGATGAGATGAAACTCATTCACTATGTGGATCGGTTCTCGGAAGCTACCCAACTCCTAAAGGGTATGTTATGATATGGACATCCATTAAAGAATCATGACTGAAGAACGAAAGATCTATCACGAACTCAAGTCCGACACTAAGTTCTACATTGAAGAGACTCGGTTTGGTCTTTGGACCAGCTTTCTCTTAGATGGGACAGGACTTGTCACGTCAGGAACTAAGGAGGCATGTTTGGAGATAACACCCTGGCATGTTTATTGGGCGAAGTTTGGTTATGATGGAGATGCTCATCAACATGAGACCTCAGACTATCAGCTCTGACTAAATAATCAAACAATTAGTCGGAAACCGATGAAGAGATTTGAAGACTTTATGTGGGAGGCTCATCATAAATTGGATGAGTCTTCTCTATCTCGTCTCGTCAAAAAGGGAGAGAAGGGCGGTACCGCTTACATGTCTGCCGAACGTGGTGACAAGTCTAATAAAGAAAACAAGGCACGCACCAAACAACTCGGTAAAGACATTCGTGGTTCTGGTCTTCCTGGCCCCACCAAAGTGGAAGGTCAATATAAAGAAGCAGGTCAGGACAAACCCAGTAAAGAATCATCTTATGCTGTCTCATCTGGTAAGATGGGAAAGCGTAAGTTCAAGAAGACAATCAAGAAACTGGGTTCCAAGTACAACCAAGACTCTGTGTTGGTTCAGAAGAATAAGAAGACTGATGCCAAACTTCACCCCACAACTAAAGCAGGTAAGAAAGACCTGAAAGGATGGGACGGAAAGGTTGGTAAGATGAAACCCGGTGGCACTGGTGAGATGCAGACTCGCATCAAGGGTAAGACCTTCACCATGGAAGAGAAAGACATCCCTGGTTGACAAATTAATAAGAACAGAGTTATAATCTATTCAAAACAGATTATCATCACATGGGTAAAAGAGAAAGAAAAGTAGTTCTTCGAAACACCAACCTCAGTTCCTTAAGGCTCGCTAAAGCCTGGGAGGAACGTGGGTGCGTGGTTCTTTGGCAGGACCCAGACAACCCCAAAGCAAAACCAATTCCATTTATGGAAGCATTCAAAAAACATCACAACATATGAAAGAAGATCCTTACAGTTTGTCCCCCTCACTGATAAACACAGTGGGGGGATTTGTCATCGCATTACTTACATACACAGTTCCGTTGCTTATACTACTATGACGTTTATCGTTTACTCGAAACCTGGATGTTCCTATTGCACAAAGGTCAAAAAAGTGTTAGAATTAGCAGAACAATCACACGTTATCTACACACTTGATAGAGAATTCTCTGGTTCAGAATTCAAAGACACATTTGGACACAAAGCCACGTTTCCTCAAGTTACAGTAAACGATAAACATATTGGTGGTTGTATTGAAACAGTCAAGTACCTAAGGGAAAAACAATTAGTATGATTTTAGAACACGAAGCACTTTGTGGAGAAGTTGAAGAGGCTGTGGAGTTTGCCCTTAGGGGTAAGTTCACTTTGGATACCTATGAACGTCTCCAACATAACAATTCAGCAAGATCTGTAGCTGAAGCTTTCATTGAAAGTAGAACGGCCGCAAACATTAACAGCATCATTCTTGATCTGGAGGAGTATGTTGATGGAGGCAATAAAAAACTGAGGGAGACCTACGGACATCTTTCTTTCACAGAGGCAACAAAGATCAAAGAATATCTTTATGGTCTTCTTGAGGGGGCTTGGAGGTTTAGTCATGAAAGAAGAAGAACAAGGCGGCGGTCCTCTGCAACCCATAAATAAACTTAAGAATCGACCGCTCCGTCCTAATCGAGGGATGGAGCTGTTGCTCAACAAAAATAGGAGGGAGAAGGAACCATCGAAACTATTTCAAGTAAAGTTTGGTAAGTTAATCTCACTCTTTGGTTTGGAGATTCATTTCCTTATCGACTTTCACTTGATCAAGAACAAAAAGAATCAAGGGGAGGAGAAGTAATGTTGGCAGTCACCCTTACGCTAGCTGGACTCATGTCATTTGCGTTTCTAATTATTGGAACACTGGTTGGATGGGTCGCTCGAGGTTTCGCTCAAGAAAGAATCACTAATTTTTATCCAATGCATCCTGAATTCTTGGATCAAAATGGGAATATTATTCCCGATGAGATCATGAGTGTTAGGTTTGAGAACCCAGAAGATTTTATGGATGAACCCTAAATAAACACACTGAAGTACACTTATCACTATGGCTACATCAACAAAAACTAAACTTCCACCTAATCCTTTTGTGTTTGAGGTTTTGGATCTGGTACATAAACAGAGAACGAAAGCAAAGAAGGTGGAAGTTTTGAAAGAGTATCGTAATGATGCTCTTACATCAGTTCTTATTTGGAACTTTGATGACAGTGTCGTTTCCCTTCTTCCTGATGGGGAGGTTCCCTTCAATCGGAATGATGTTCCTGTGGGAACCGACCACACCTCTCTAAGGAAGGAGTGGAAGAACCTCTATCACTTTGTGAAGGGAGGGAACGATAGTCTCTCTAAGACTCGCAGAGAGTCCATGTTCATTCAGATGCTGGAAGGTCTGCATCCCAATGAAGCGGACATTGTGTGTCTGGTGAAGGATAAGAGACTTGGAGCTAAGTACAAACTCACCAGAGAAGTTGTGGAGCAAGCATATCCCGACATTCAATGGGGTGGTCGCTCATGAGTGGTTTCAAGGATGAGAAAACAGTTGAGTTTGATCTTCCAGTGGACAACGAGGAAGTCAATAAGCTTCTGAAAAGATATAAGAAACTCAAGAAGTATCAGAGGTCTAATCTGTTTACGATTAAGACACTTGATGGTACTGAGGACATCATCTCAAAGATGATCGAGGAAGCTCGCGAGGAGGGGTTCTGATAATTCCTAAACTTTTGTAAAGGAGTTAGGGATCCCTAACATAAATAAGTTATAGTGAGTGGGTAGAGGAAACTCTATCCCCACACGTTGGTTTTATATGGATCGTTATGGTAGATCCTTATAAAACGCAAGTAAGGTGACGCGGAACGAAGCCGTTCATCTTGGTTACCACCCAGGACGCAAACGCCATCCGAAGCAACGGGACGACACGGATCCCCGAAAGGGTAAAGGTGTAAAACAGTTCACGTTTCTAGGAGAAAACAAATGAGTAAGGTTACTTACCGTGGTGTGCCCTATGACACCGAAGATACAAAAGAACTTCGCACAGTCGATACAGTTCTGACCTACAGAGGAGTGTCTCACCGTCGTGTGATTCTTCCCCCAATGGAAAGAATTCGTCAGGCTGAGTTGAAGAAATCTCGTCTTCACGATGCCCAAATGGCACATCTTATAAGCAACTCTTCCCACATGGTGGTGGAATAATCCTATCAAGGAGGAAAGATCATGGAATCATTTACTGTGATCAGTTTCATCATAATAACATCCACTTTTTTAATGGCTATTATTGTTTCGGAAGTTAATCTGTTGAAGTGAAGAGAGGTCTTAACGGCCTCTCTTTTTTTCGTTATGATGTAAGGAAGAGTGGGAACATCTATGGAAAAAGAGAAACTAAAATTAATTGTCAGAAACCTTAAGCTTCTCGTTGATGCTTTAGAGTCTGAAGTTTACTCGGACGTAGAGTCGTATTTGTATCGAGAACCTGAGGTTAAGTTAGCAGACTACGACGAAGTTTTTGAGGACGATGATGATTGACATAACACATTCTTGGAAGGATTGGAGGTACACCGACGACCGTTTGGCGTTAAGATCACAATGTATTCTTCGACTTCTAAAAGAATATGGTGGAGTTAAAATCGATACCGCACCTTACAAGACGAGAGATCTCTTTGAATGTGCTCATGATTGGATCTCACAAGGGAACCAATCAGTTGATGGTATAGTAAACTACTTCAAAGTAACAAGGTTAAATGAAATCAAAGAAAGCAGCTAAGTACATTCTCAAACATCCAGAAATGTTTACTGACGGAGATGTGATTTATGCACAACGTTGGTTGTCTGAGAAAAAGAATAGAAAACTTGCAAAGAAATTGAATGAAAAACAAAGTGAGATTGATCTCAGTCACACCCGACGCTGAGAAGAACATTGCTTATTGTGCAAGAGTATCTAATCCAAAGAATCAAAATAATGAATCCTTTGAAGGTCTCCTGAGATACTGTATTAAGCATCAACATTGGAGCATCTATGAGCAAGCTTTTATGACTCTGGAGATTGAAACCTCCAGAGGAATTGCTGCTCAGATCTTGAGACATAGGAGCTTCACATTCCAGGAGTTTTCTCAGCGTTATGCTGATGCCAGTTTCTTGGGAAACATTGAACTTCCAGAACTTCGTGGTCAGGATGAAAAGAATCGCCAGAACTCTATTGAGGGAGCACTGGATCCTGAGATTGTGGAAAGGTTTGAGAGGCAGATGAATACCCTATTCAGTTCTGCTGTGAATCTTTACCAGAATATGTTGGATGAAGGAGTCGCAAAAGAGTGCGCAAGGTTTGTTCTCCCTCTGGCAGTTCCCACCAGAATGTATATGAGCGGCTCAATTCGATCATGGATTCATTACATCAATCTGAGATCCGGACACGGAACACAGAAAGAACACATGGAGATTGCTAACGCATGTCGTGACATCTTCTGTCAAGAGTTTCCTGTAATTGCTGGTGCTCTGGGTTGGATTGATGAAAATAAATAAGATTATTATGTTATAATTTAATGGCCTCATATCCAGTAGTTAACACCAAAACAGGTGAACAAAAAGAAGTAAGAATGAGTGTTCATGAATGGGATCAGTGGAAATCTGACAACCCTGATTGGACACGGGACTACAGTGATCCCAGCACAGCTCCTGGTTGTGTTGAATTGGGTCATTGGTCCGACAGACTAAAGAAGACACATCCAGGTTGGAATGATGTCCTCCACAAGGCGTCTAAAGCGCCCAGGTCTAGAGTAAAACCATTGAAGTAACAGAATGTCACGAAAGCACAGAGAAAATCCTGTCCCCTTTGGGATGAGCAATCGGACGATGAAGCGCAAGAAGCCAATTAATCTTGACTACATCCACAAAATTGAGCCCCTAACAGAGAACCAAGAAGAGTTCTTTAAATCCTATAAGCTGAATCAGAACATGGTTGCTTATGGGGTTGCGGGCACTGGTAAAACGTTCATCACTCTTTATAATGCTCTGATGGATGTTCTCAGTGATAAAACTCCATACGAAAAGATCTACATTGTCAGATCTTTGGTAGCGACAAGAGAGATTGGTTTCCTTCCCGGAGACCATGAAGATAAATCCTCCCTTTACCAAATTCCATATAAGAATATGGTGAAGTATATGTTTGAGATGCCAGACGACTCATCCTTTGAGATGTTGTACGCTAACTTAAAAGCTCAAGGGACGATCAGTTTCTGGAGCACCTCATTCATTCGTGGAACAACACTAGACAATGCGATCATCCTTGTTGATGAGTTTCAGAATCTAAACTTCCACGAACTTGATTCAATGATCACAAGAGTTGGTACCAACTCCAAGATTATGTTCTGTGGAGATGCCACACAGACTGACTTGGTGAAGACCAATGAGAGGAACGGAATCGTTGATTTTATGAAGATTCTGAAGAACATGCAATCATTTGATATGGTTGAGTTTGAAGCAGAAGACATCTGTCGTTCTGGATTGGTCAAGGAATACATCATTGCAAAACTTGAGTGTGGTCTTTAATGTTTGAACATCTCCCCAATGATTATGAAACACTTGAAAGGGAGACGATTGACGGGGTCAGGTATTACACAGTTCCTGGCTCCGACACTCCTCGTAAATTAGTTTCAATAACTTCTGTCATCAGTCACTTTAATCGCGAGAAGTTTCGTGAGTGGAGACAACGCGTTGGTGAAGAAGAGGCCAACAAGATTACGCGTAAGGCAACCAGTCGTGGCACTGACATGCACACACTGGTGGAACATTACCTGAAGAATGAAGAACTCCCAAGTGTTCAACCACTCTCTGAGTTCTTATTCAAGCAGGCTAAACCTGAGTTAAAACGCATCAATAACATTCATGCTCTGGAACAATCTCTTTTCAGTTTGGAGTTAGGTGTTGCTGGAACTGTTGATTGTATCGCTGAGTTTGATAATGAACTAGCAATCATTGACTTCAAGACCAGTGGAAGAGCAAAGCCAAGAGAATGGATTGACGGTTACTTTGTTCAATGTGCAGCTTATGCTTGTATGTTGTATGAAATGACTGGACAAATCATTGATAAGTTTGTTATAATAATGTCATGTGAAGATGGTGACGTTGTTGTTTATCAAGAGTATGATAAGGCCAAGTATATTAAACTCCTCGGTCAATATATTAGAGATTTTATTGAATCCAAGATCCAAGAATATGTCTGATTCAAATGACAACCTGGAGAAGATTCTTGAGAGTAAGTTCTATTGCCCTCAAAAGTTTGCTCAAGAGATAGAGAAGATTGTCTCAGAGAATAAAGATATGAGATACATGGAAGCAATTGTTTTCTTCTGTGAGAAGAACTCAATTGAAATTGAATCAGTTCCCAAGTTGATGTCGAAGCCTCTAAAAGAGAGACTTAAGGCAGAAGCCATGGAGTTGAACATGCTGAAGAAAACATCTCGTGCCAAGTTGCCCCTGTGATTCCTAAAGTGTCACCTTTCGAAACTTATAAGCAATATCTTTCTCTTAAACAACACTTCACTAAAGAAAAGTACGATTACCATAGGTATGGTGGCAAGTCTCGTGCATCACTTCAATCATTCTACAAACGCAAGGACAGATTTTTCTTTGAGAAATTGAGTCGTCAGAAGGATGATCAACAGGTCATTGATTTCTTTGTGTCTAACTTTGTGGGTTGTGATGATCCACAGACTCTTTGGATTGGAAAGATTGTAAAGGATGGAGATGAATGTTATAATCAATGGAGAAGAAGAGTTCAGTCACTCTCTTATTTCTTTAAGGGTGAGATGGAAACTCTTCTGAGTGGAAAGAAGTTTGATTCAATCTTCTCCACAGAGAAAGGTCACCCGTTGATTGTGAAGGAGTATCTATCAAATAATCTTTCACTTGAGTCTCTTGTTATTCTGGATAAGATTCTCAACTACAGAAAGGATCTCGATAAGAGATTGTCGGATCCAGTATGGGAGTTTCTCTCTATGAGAATTAAAAAGTATGAAACCTTTCTAAATATTGACATGTTTCACTATAAAAAACTATTAAAGGAGATGGTATTAAATGGCACTTGATAATAAAACTGCTCTGGAAAACCTTCTGAAACAGAAGGTAGAGATGGAGCAACAACTGGCGCAGGTTGAAGTTCTAAAGCAGAACTATCTTAGAGTATGTGGTGCAGTTGATGTTCTTCAGCAAATTCTTGAGAGTGATGAGGAAGTTGTTGATTCCGAAGGAGAAGAATGAAATTCTTTGATTCTGAGATTGTAAGAAAAGAGATTCTGGACATTCAAGATCTTCAGGATGAGGTGATGGAAGGATCCATTCATCTATTCTCAATGCCGATGAATGAAAAGATTCAACATATCAAAAAGTTGAAGGAACTTCTTACAAAACAACAGACTTATTACACCAGACTTAGTTTGTCTGATGATGATGGAGCTAAAGATCAAAAGAAATATCTTGAAGATTCCGCAAGGGATCTAGGTATTCTCTCTGATGGTGAGAATCTCATGACATCTCTTCAAACAATGCAAGAAACTCTTGATAAAATCATAGAGGAGCTCGAATAACACACAAACACACAACGAATACAAACAATACGGAGAATACAAATGAGTTTTGATAAACTTAAGAAGCAGTCCTCACTGGGCGACCTCACCAAGAAACTGGTGAAGGAAGTGGAGAAAATGAATGGAGGAGGTGGGAGTAACCAAGACGAACGTCTTTGGAAACCAGAGATGGGTAAGGATGGTGTCGGTTATGCCGTCATTCGCTTCCTTCCTGCACCTGATGGAGAGGACCTCCCTTGGGTGAAACTATTCTCTCATGCCTTCCAAGGTCCTGGTGGATGGTACATTGAGAACTCCTTGACCACTCTGGGTCAGAATGATCCTCTTGGAGAACTGAACCGCGAACTGTGGAACAGTGGTAACGATGCAGATAAGGAGACTGTTCGGAAACAGAAGCGTAAGCTTTCCTTCTATTCCAACATCTATGTGGTGAAGGATCCAGCCAATCCTCAGAATGAGGGTAAGGTTTTCCTTTACAGGTTTGGTAAGAAGATCTTTGATAAGATCATGGAAGTGATGCAACCTGAGTTTGAGGATGAAGAACCCATCAACCCCTTTGATTTCTGGCAGGGTGCAAACTTCAAACTGAAGCTTAAGAAGGTTGCTGGTTACTGGAATTATGACAACTCTGAATTCGACAAGCCAAGTGCTCTGTTGGATGACGATGAGGCAATGGAAGCCATCTGGAAGAAAGAAAGTTCCCTTCAGGAAATTATCGCACCTGATAAATTCAAGTCTTATGATGACCTGAAGAAGCGTCTGGATGCTGTTCTTGGCAATAAGAACAAGCCATCTCGTCCCATTGAAGATGAGCCTGTGGCTGAGTCTGTGGAACCTCGCATTTCTGAGGAAGAAGTGTTGAGGAAACTTGAGGCTTCTGCTAAGAGGGAAGTGGTTGAAGACACCCCAGTTGAAAGTGGTGTTGATGAAGAAGACCCCATGCAATATTTTGCTAGGCTTGCAGGGGACTGATCTGAAATTCAACTTTTAATTCCATGCCTGGGGGAAAAATTCTCCAGGCATTTTTTATGCTCTATTACCTTTTTATTCTTACTGGAATAAGCGGATATCATCACCCTTCACTCGACTGGGGGATTCATATTGCGAAGACCCAGAAGGATAAGGCATGATGTTCTCCATGTCATCAATGATAAGACCAACATAGAAGTTCTTCAGAACATAGATGTTTCTTCTGTCGTCCTGAAGTTTGGATTCATAATCCCAGTTGGTGTATTCATCTGTGATTTGTGTGGATATTGTTTCTGTTCCCAATCCACGATCAAAGTAAGTGATACTGAAGTTTCGTGAGACTTCCTTACCTGCTGGAAAGATAAGGTTACCAAGAGAATCTCTTACTTCTCTGGTCTCATAATGATGAACAGCATAGATGTTGTCTTCTGATCCATACTTATTCACAAGATAGTTATCAAATGATTGTTGAGACAGAGGCCACTCGTTCTCAGGATTCACAATGTTGTTAGACAACATAACTAACCAATCGAGATTCTCATCATTGTAGATTTTATAAGCAACCTCATCAGGTCTCTCATCACCAATTACCTTATACTTGTTGAAGAACTGTAGGTCATCAAAGATGTCTGGACGAATTCGACCTCTTCTGAAAAGATTCTTGACCTCAACATAATCATTGATGTTCTTGGTACCAGGAAGACGACTAACGTAGTCGAAGTCTGGAACGTAACGGAAATACTTCTTAGCCATTAGTATCCAGTGCCTCCAGCGTTTTCGTAATCTTGTGCATAAATTGGATCAAGTTCTCCAAACTGCATGTTAATTGAATAGGATGTCATGGAACCATCCACATAAGTCATATAGACATTATCTGGTGTGTAATTGACACGACAATTCATCAAAGCACATGGTTTAATCTTATTCATGTATGGATGTGGTCCATCATTACTAATATATTCCAACTTAAAGATGTTAGGAGTATAGAGAAATAATCCTTGATCAGAATAAGCTGGTGCCATGTTTTTCTTGAAGAAAGAGATGATCTCTTTACATGTTTGTGCTTCGCTTTGGCTTCTGGGTGTGAGTTTAAAATTGAAACTAAACGTTCTTAACTTAGGACCATTAAACAGAAGTTCAAGGTTGGGGTTAATGACAGTTCCTGTTGAACGAGCTGTGATGTTTGCTCCCACGGCCTGTCCAGCAAAGTAAGCTTTCAGGAAAGCTTCATTGTTTGGTTCCGAAAGGATCTTCTGAGCTGATTTTCCAACATTATCGAGAAGATTTTGAGCTCCTCCAATTATATCGAAGTTTGACAGATCCGTGATGGCTCCCATGGCAGCTTGAGCCAGTTCTGCATAGATCATGTTGAGACTGTCACCACCCCAATCGACAGAGTGTGTTTCTTCTAGGTTAGGTTGCATTGGAAGTTGAACCGTTCCCTGAGGTGCCCCAAGTCGTTGTTCTGATGACCCACCAGCGCTGGTGAGTTGTCTGCCCTCTGCTGAATACTTATGAGCAGTAAATGAGATATAATCATAACCAAACTGACCGAGATTGGATTCAGGATATGTCAGTCTCATTGACCTTGAAGTCCCTGGCACCCCAGAGGACCTAGTGGAAGACCTACCACTTACTCTGTCGTCTGGAACAGCTTTCAATGTGGCCCGCACACCTTCGTTGGGAAGTCGATAAGTGGAACCATTGTTTGGTAAGTTACCTGAACCATTGCCTGTGACGTTAGAACGACCAACTCCTCCAGTTATCTCACCCTGGTTCTCGTCGATGTCATAGGCGTAGGGATTACTATCGGTAACATCTCCGTCACCATTTACCAGTTGACCTGTAGTTGGGTTTTGAGTACCAGGAACACGACTTTGAAAGAATGCTAGGTTCTTCTTCTCCCAGTCCAATGTTCCATCGAAGTTTCCTTTGTCAAGAAGAATTCTTGCTCTGTCATCATTAAAGATAGGAACAGCTTCTGTGTAGAACTGGCGTTCAAACTCATCAGATGTCAGTCTCTGTGTTTGAGAACCTTGACGACTGTTATAGAGTTGAAGGAAAAGAGGTTGGTTATCAATGGTCCAAACATAATTATCGGCAGATGCCAGAAGCCGACCCTTCTCGATACCACTTCTCTGTGTAATTTCTACGGAACCATTATCAGTGTCAACATATTCATCGACTCTGAGGTTGTTCCAAATCGTGGTTGATTTTACTTCAGCCATTACGTTGGCACATTTTTAGTTATTTATGGTGAAGTTTTGATATGGAATGGACCTCATATCACTGAGTTCTGCTGGATAAACCAGATAGAAAAGACTTTGAACTTCTTCCCAGTCATAATTTCTGAAGTCACCCCAGTGATAATTTACACCACGGAATCCCCATTCATAAACTTCCAAACAAGCAATCAGAGGAAAGGTGTCATATTCAATTCTGGGAGTCTTTGCTTTGTAAATGAAAGTGTAATATCTACCAGGCAGAGGAACAGGTTCAGGAGGACTGAGCACTTCCATTAAGGCAAGCATCATACTGTCAGATTCACCGAGAGCAGTGATGTCGTCTTTTGTTTCTTCAACTCTATTTATTTCGCTTGCGAGATACTTTCTTTGGTCCATCTAATCCCAGTTCCTTTTCTGTCAGTATCATAAATTCCACACCATTGTCTGCTGCGAATTCTCTAGCGGCCGACCACTTAGCCTGATTTACTTCATAAGTGAGTGATTCATAAAGAAATGATTTGGTTACTTTCTTTCCTCTTACTGGTGGTTTAGTTTGTTTGTAGGGTTTAACTTCAACAACAAATTTCTTCACCTTGCCATTTCTTTGTTTGATTTCAATGAGAAAGTCGGGATAATAACGATGTACCTTTCCGTCCTTAGGTGAGACATAAGGTATTGAGAATTCTTCACTTGCCCATCTCAAAACATTGGGGTTTCTATCAAAGTATCGACAAGCTCTTCTCTCCCAAGAAGACCGACAGATAATGTTATTGGAATTGCCAATGTATTTCTCTGGATTTTCTGGTTTGTAGATACTTTTTATACTCTCACCCATCCCCTCTAAATAATAACAACCCTAGCAGTATTTAGATGGCAGGTCCTATAGCCAATTCATGGAGGACATCCGCAATCAAGAGCCGCATTCTGAATGTAGCTCAGACATCTGTTTATCAAGTGAAGTTGCAACCACCTTCCGCCGTCAATAGTTTTCTTGATTCCAGAGGATTTAGTTATTCTCAGGATGGAACTAATGTTGAGTTGCTTTGTAATGCAACCACACTTCCTGGTCCTAATTTTTACACACATGAAGTAAAGAATGACCATGCTGGTGTGACAGAGAGAATGGTTTACAGAAAAGATTTTGACTCCTCTGTTGATTTTACCTTTATGGTTGACCACAAATATGATGTGGTTGAGATGTTTGATGGGTGGATGGATTTCATTGCCGGTTACAATGAAGACCCGGAGGAAGATGCCAATCAGGCACTGGGTTATAGAATGAGATACCCTAATGAGTATCGTTCCGATAATGTTTACATTAGTAAGTTTGAAAAGAATGTCAACAGTGTCGGTGGTGGCGACAGTAGTTATCAAATGACTTATCAGTTGATTGGTGCTTATCCCAAGCAAGTTCAACCAACTCAGGTAAATTATGACAGGTCACAGGTGTTGAGTTACACTGTCTCCATGGGATTTATTAGATACATCAGAACCCGTGAAAGGCTCAAATAAATAATAGAGAACATAATGATTCGTTATGCCATTACCTAAAATTGCCACTCCTCAATATGAGTTGGAGTTGCCATCAACAAAAAAGACAATTAAGTATCGTCCGTTTCTAGTTAAGGAAGAAAAACTTTTGGTTCTTGCCCTTGAAAGTGAGGACATGAAACAAATCACAACAGCCATCAAACAAGTTCTTAAGAATTGCATCCTCACCAGAGGAGTGAAGGTTGAAACACTTCCGACCTTTGACATTGAGTATCTGTTTCTTCACATTCGTGGTAAGTCTGTGGGTGAGGAAATTGAGCTCAACATTATCTCTCCAGACGACAGACAGACTAACATCCCAATCAAGATTTCTGTTGATGAGATTCGGGTCATTGAGGATGAGTCTCACAGCAAGCATGTTAAATTGGATGACAATCTAATGATGGAAATGAAGTATCCATCACTGGACCAGTTCATCAAAAACAACTTCAACTTCAATGAATCTCTTGACATGGACAAGTCTTTTGAGTTGATTGCTTCCTGTGTAGGTAAAATCTACAATGAAGAAGAAGTCTGGGTGGCAGAAGAGTTCTCTATGAAAGAGATTGTTGAGTTCTTGGAACAGATGAACTCAGTTCAGTTTAAGGAGATTGAGAGGTTCTTCTCAACAATGCCTAAACTTTCTCATGAGATTGAGGTTGTGAATCCAAATACTAAAGTTAAGAGCACTATCGTTTTGGAGGGATTAGCCAGTTTTTTCGCGTAGGAATGGTCCACATGGACCTTGAAGCCTATTTTAGGCTCAACTTTGCCCTTATGCAGTACCATAAATATAGTTTGACGGAAATAGAAAACATGATCCCATGGGAACGTGATGTCTATGTTGAGCTACTTAAGCAACACTTAGAAGAGGAAGAAGAAAAGCAGAAGGCAAGACAAAATGGCTAGAGATCCCAAGAGACTAAGAAAGGCTTACGAATTCAAACTTGGCAAAGACCTTGTTAGCAAACTTTCTGACGCCCAGATTGGGATTCTCTCTTCTTATTACAACTCTCTTTCTGATGCAGAACAATCAAAGATTGATAATGAGATAATTAAAGGAATATCAAATGATCTTCGCGACATGGCAGAGTCCATGGTGTCGGAGAATTCTGAAACTAAGACAGTTGATGAGATTCAAGAAAGACTAGACAAGAACCTTAAGGAAACCTCTGACAACATTCTAAACAAAATTGATGATCTCATTGCTGAGTATCAGAACAAAGTAAAGAATGGACCATCTAAAACCAAGAAGAAAGGTGGTGCTCTGGCGACGATCGCCAAACCAAAGACTAATTACCAAGAGATTCCTAACGATGAATTGATCGGTGATGAAGATATCGATCCGGCAATTCTTCAGGAACTTGGCATTCAAGATGCCACCGATTTAACTTATGATGAGTATAAAACTCTTCTGAAAGAGAGACTGATTGCCAATAGACAAACAGGTAAGGGTGTTTCTGTTGAATCTGATCAGCAACTCAGAGAAGAACTAAAGAGAACTCGAACTAAGAAAGGAAAGTTTAAAGTTAAACCAACAGCTGCCACAATGGCATCTGTAATCACAAAACCAAAATCAGGAACTTCATCAACTTATTCCTCAAAATCACCTCTGATGTTGAGGGAAGAAGAAGAGGATAAGAAAGAAGAAGAGAAGGTTGATAATTTTGTTGTTCAACAACTTCCAAAATCTTTGGGAGGAGTTGTTGAATCATTGAACGCCCTCAATGCCATGTTGGCATCGATGTTGGCGTTTGATAAGGCTCAGGCTGATGCCGAAAGGCAGGCAGCAAGTAAGGCAGAAAGAGAAAGTAAAGAGAACAAATCAGAGAAGAAAATAAAGAAATCTTTCTTAGGAATGGTGAAGGACGCTGCTCCTAAGTTAGGAATCATGGATCGGTTGAAGAAATTCTTCGGCAACATTCTGGCAGGAGGTGCTCTTCTTGCTCTGATGAAGTGGTTGCAAGATGAAGATAATCAAAAGAAGATTGAGGATGTAAAGAATTTTATTGTTGATAAATTTCCACTTATAATGGGTGGTATTCTTGCACTAAAGGCTCTGAATATTGGTGCGAAACTATTGTCTTTTTTAGGGATACTTAAAACTATTGCAATTAGTCTTGGTCCAACGCTTGCTCTTATTGCAGCTGGTGCAGCAGCAGGTGCACAGGCAGATCAACAAAGAAGACAAGAGGAAGAGCGTCAAAGACAAGATAGATCCCGTGAGGATCAAGCAAGACGAGAATCTGGTCTTCCTGACTTGACTCCTGAAGAACAAAGACGACGCCAAACTTATGATGATGCGAGATCTAGCGCAGGTCAA